CATTTGCCAAGATCAATTGGCAGCCACCTATTAAGGCATCTATATTTATAAAGGACATAGGTGACGGAACATCATTGGATGCTGAATTTTTATTTTTAGCGTTAGATCGTCCACAAGATTCAAAGAAGTTATTATCTTTAGAGTTGACGACTGCATTTATTAATGAGTGTCGTGAGATACCTAAAGATATATTGGATGTATTAACGGGTCGTGTTGGTCGTTTTCCGTCTGTTAGGGAGGGAGGTACTACGTGGAGTGGGATTATTATGGATTCCAATCCACCCTCAACGGATTCTTGGATATACAGGATATTTGAGGAGGAGAAGCCTGATGATTGGGTTTTATTTAAGCAGCCCGCAGGTTTATTATTAAAGGGTGTGGATTATGTTCCGAACCCCGATGCTGAGAATATTCAGTACCTTCCTAACGGTCATGAGTATTATATGAGGCAGTTAAGTGGTAAGAGTGCTAATTGGATTAAGAGTTATATCTTGGGGCAATACGCGGACAATATGGATGGTAAGCCTATTTACGCAGAGTGGAATGATGATCTTCATATATCGGAGTCAGAGATTAATCCGATAAGGGGTTTGCCTGTTTATGTGGGGCTAGATTTTGGATTAACTCCTGCTGCTGCGTTTGCTCAGATAACATCAAGAGGTCAGTTAATTGTATTGGATGAGTTAGTTTCTGAGGATATGGGTATTAGATCATTCACAGAGTCATTGATGCAGCCGTTATTAAATACAAAGTATAAGGACTGTCCGTTGGAGGTGTTTGGAGATCCTGCAGGTGTAAAGAGATCTGACACTGATGAGAGAACGGTATTTCAAGAGTTGTTGTCTATGGGGATTTACGCACAACCGACAGAGACTAACTCACCATTAGCGAGATGGGAGGCTGTAAAGTTCTGGTTAAATAAAATGGTAGATGGTAAGCCTGCGATACAGGTAGATGCTAGATGCCACAACTTGCGTAAGGGGTTTAACGGTGGGTATAGGTTTAAAAGGTTGCAGACTTCTGGGGAGAGATACGCAGATAAAGCGGACAAAAACGAATACTCGCATCTTGCAGATGCTTTTCAGTATTTGTGCCAGGGCATTAAGTCAGACAAGCCTAAAAAGCAGATACCAATAGTATCCACTATGATTATTGACTCATCGGTAGGGTATTGATTAATACTTAATAAGTAACATTAACATATGTAATAAACTTCTTGACTTGTATGGTTAAGTTGGTATACTTAATATCTACTATTAGGAAAACAACACAAAAAACAAAGCCTCGCATTAGCGGGGTTTTTTTATGAGCGAGAACTATGGATTATCAAGAAACTGATTTTGAGATGGATGAAGAGGAGGTAGCACTTCAAGAGCGAGTAAGAATGACTGAGTTGTTAGACTTACTTGGATCTCGTCTTCAGTCTAAGGTTGATGAGCAGGTTCGTTTGCGCTCTCAGATTGAGCAGCGTTGGATAGAGGATTTGCGTCAGTATCAAGGCAAGTACAGTCCTGATAAAGAGGAGAATTTAAAGAAGGCGGGATCATCTAAAGTTTTTGCTAATATCACAAGATCTAAAACGAACGCAGCAGAAGCTCGTTTATCTGATATGTTATTTCCGACAGATGATAGGAATTGGGAGATTAGCCCAACCCCTATACCAGAGATGGCAATGGATCTAATGGATGAGACTCCTGTTACTAATGAGATGGGTGAGCAGGTTATGACACCAGAAGGTGCGCCTGTAGAGAAGAGAGATATGGCAGCAGGGATGATTTCGGCAGCCAAAGAGGCATCCGCTGCAATGCAGACAGAGATGGATGACCAGTTAAACGAGGCGCATTTTAATACAACATGCCGCGAGGTTATTCGTGATGCAGTGCGTTTAGGTGTTGGAATCTTAAAGGGACCTGTTGTTGTTGGTAAGACTAAGAAGCGTTGGTCTACTGTAACGGGTGAGATGGGTCAGACAGCACAAGTATTAAGCATTATTAAAGATTTAAAGCCATCCGCTGAGAGAGTTGATCCTTGGGACTTCTTTCCTGATATGTCAGCTCGTAAAGTAGATGAGGCGGAGTTCTTCTTTCAGCGCCACACAATGAACAAGAGGCAGTTAAGGGCGTTGATTGGTCAGCCAGCCTTTATCGAAGAGCAGATCAAATTAGTATTACAAGATAATGACATTCTAAATAACTCTTCATATATTAACGACTTGCGTTCCATTAACGGGTATTCGCAATCAGATAGTAATAACTATGAACTATGGGAGTATCACGGAGAGATCAGTAAAGATGATCTTGAGGCGTGTGGTTGTGAGGTAAGCGATGATCCATTAGAAGTTTATGAAGGTGTTGTTTGGTTCGTTAATGGCAGAGCCGTAAAGGCAGAGATCAATATGATGGAGACAGAAGAGAGACCGTTTTCTGTGTTCTGTTGGGAGGAGGATGAAGGCTCTATCTTTGGCTTTGGCATCCCTTACCTAATGAGAGACGCACAGGCAGCTATCAATGGCGCGTGGAGAATGATACTCGACAACGGTGGGTTATCAGTAGGACCACAAACAATTATCAACAGAGAGCTTGTAGAGCCTGCTGATGGTAACTGGACTGTATCGCCTAAGAAGCTCTGGTATATGACAGATAAGAATCGAAATGTTCATGAAGCATTCGGATCGTTTGACATTAACTCTCACATTAGCGAGTTGAATAGCGTCCTCAGCACAGCCAAGTCATTAGCGGATGAAGAGACAAGTCTCCCTATCATTGCGCAAGGTGAGCAAGGCACATACACAAGAACTGCAACAGGGATGAGTTTACTAATGAACTCTGCCAATGTTGTCATTCGTAGAGCGGTAAAGAACTATGATGACAGTATAACTAAGCCTTTCTTAACAAGGCTTTATGATTGGAATATGCAGTTCAGCAATAAAGAAGAGATTAAAGGAGACTACTTTGTTGATGCTCGTGGCTCTTCCGCACTACTCGCCAAAGAGATTCAAGCACAGAACTTGATTCAGATGCTACAAGTTGCGCCTGCTTATGGTCAGTTCTTTAAGATTCCAGAGTTGTTGCGCAAGACAGTACAGAGTATGCAGTTAGACGCAATCGCGTTAGTTAAAACTGATGAAGAGATAAAGCAAGAGCAAGCGAGTGGTCAACAAGCTCCTAACAAAGATCAGATGCTTATGCAGTTAGAGCAGCAGAAGATGCAGATTGATATGCAGATCAAGCAAGCTGAACTACAGATTGATCAAGCAGAACTAGGATTTAAACATCAACAGTTAGAGAGTGATAGAGAGATGCAGTTAATGGATGCCGCACTTGATAGAGATAAGACTGTTGCACAGATTCAATCTAAGACAGGTCTTGAGCAGATGAAGGCAAGCACAAAGCACGAACTCTTTAATAAAGAGGCAGAGTTGAAGCTTGCAACAGGTCATGGAATTTGATAGATACGAACTCTAATACATGGGAAGAGATTAAGAAGTGGGCGAACAGTCAAGTCGCCTCACTTCGTAACGAACTGGAGGAGAAAGGACTTTCCGAGATAGATACAGAATATCTCCGAGGTCAGGTCTCAGCCATACGAGGGTTGATGAAATTAGGCGCAGATGATGAGTCTGCCCCGATTGTATCAACTGAATATTTTGACTGATTAAGTCAAGTTGACTAGCAGCCCCATCCTAGATGCGGCAAAGGATAGAAGATGAGCAAAGAAACTACTGTCGAGATGACAGAGGAAGACGTATCTTTTGAAGATGAGTTTAATAACTTAGTTGCAGAGGATAGTGAAGAGAGCACTGAAGATATATCGGAAGAGAGTCCAGAAGAGGTTGCAGAAGAGATTGCTGCGATTGAAAAGGATCTTCAGGAAGAGGCAGTAGAGCCTATAGACTCAGACCTAATCAAACAAGAGAGGGATGAGTTACTTCAATACAAGAGAAGTAATGAGGGTCGAGTATCGGCACTTCAACAAAAGATAAACCAGATTCAGCATCAGCGGGCTATCCCTGTACAGACTCATAAACCTCCTGCGGACATAACGCCTGAGAAGTGGACAGAGTTTGAAGGGGAGTATCCTGAGATTGCACAAGCAATGAATGCTCGTATGGGTGCGATGGAAGAGCAGTTCGCACACAAAATGGAACAGCAGGTAGGTCAGGCTGTTGAACCATTACAGCACGCAGAGCGACAAAGATTTTTTCAAGTACAGTATGCCGCACTAGATGCCGCACACAGTGATTGGAAAGAAGTAGTACAAAGCGAGCCTTTTACAAATTGGCTCTCTGTCCAACCGAAGGCAGTTCAGCAGATGAAGACTAGCGAGGACGCAGTGGATGCCTCCTCTTTAATAAGCTATTACAAATCTTCGCAGATGCCCGCAGCAACGGAAGCAGCCCCTCAGTCTGAGGCGCAATCAGAAGTAGCTGATATACAGGCAAAAAGGCAACAACAACTTCAAGGTGCAACAAACATCCCTGCTCGTAGGAGTAGCGGTGGGAATAACGCAATACCAGAAGATGATTATGATGCTGCATTTGCCGCATACGCAAAGCAAGAAGAGATGAAGATCGCACAAAGGCGATAACACTCTTCATATTTTAATAGTCCATTTAAGGAGAAAATACAATGGCTACTACAAACTATTCAGGTCTGTCTCAACGCACTACTGCTTGGGCTGCCAAAGAGATGTTGGCTCACGCAGAGCCTATTGAGGTTCTATCTAAATTCGGTCTGGCTAAACCAGTTCCGAAAAATACTTCAGAGCAAGTCAAGTTCCGTCGTCCAGTACCTTTCAGTGCTGCAACTACTGCACTAACTGAAGGCACTCCACCTACTAGCTTAGCAATGAGCTACGAAGATGTGACTGCAACATTAGCACAGTACGGATCTGTTATTGAGATCACTGATAAAGTGACTGATCTAGCAGAAGATCCAGTATTGAAAGATGCTTCAATGCTTGCAGGAGAGCAAGCTGGCGAGACTGTTGAGACTTTGACTTGGAATGTAATCAAGGCAGGTACTTCAGTTCGTTATGCTAACGGTGTGGCAGGTCGTTCAACTGTTGCAGCAGCGCCTAGCCTTGCTGATCAGCGTGCAATTACTCGCACAATCAAAGGTAACAAAGGTCGCAAGATTACAAGCATGGTAGGCGGTTCTCCGAACTATACTACTGAGCCTGTAGATGCCGCTTATATTGCATTTGCTCATACTGATCTTGAGTCTGACATTCGTGATATGACTGGATTTGTTCCAGTAGAGAAGTACGGTCAGATGAAGGCTATGCCTTATGAAGTCGGAAAAGTAGAGGATGTGCGTTATATTTGCTCACCTACACTTACTATGATTGCAGCAGGAGGCGGTGCTTCAAGTGTTGATGTTTACGGAATCGTGTACATCGCTAAAGAGGCGTTTGGTTGTATCACTCTGAAAGGAGCTAATGCGATCAAGCCTATGGTGCTTAATCCTGGTACGCCACGAGGCGGAGATCCATTGGGTCAGAAAGGAACTGTAGGTTGGAAGACTTACTTTGTAGCTAAGATGCTTAACGAAGGATGGGCGGTTCGTCTTGAGTGTGCATTAGGCTAGAGTAGACGATCACACATCTTAACAGGTGTGTGGTTTTCTATATCACCGTTATGGTAGTTAGCGTAAGTTAGCTACCATACCAGTGCTATAGGCACTAAATCGTGAGGTGGGTATCGACTCGGATATTTACCTTTTTTTATGCGTGTCCAATAAGGATGCGAACACCCTGTCGCGAGACAGCGTTTTCCCATTGATGGAGATTTTATTATGAGTAATTTAGTAAGTGCGGCAGAAGTAGAAGCTACAAAAGAGACCGAAAAACCAGCAGTTAAAAGAGCTAGTCCTAGAAAACCAGCAGCTAAAAAAAGTGTTGTAACAATCAACATATCAAAGACGGAGACTGAAAAGAATCCTGTCACGGTCATCTATAACGGAACTCAATACGCTATCCCTAGAGGGAAAAATATTGATGTTCCTCCTGCCGTAGTAGAGATTCTTAATCACGCAGTAGAGACTCATGTTGACTCAGACCTTGGAGAGAGTCGAGATGTGCATCGGTATCCATTTCAAATCATATCAGGATAAAAAGCAATGACCTATCTACAACTTTGCCAGCGTGTAATACAAGAGGCAGGTATATCTAGTAGTCTCTCGACTGTAACAAGTCAGAGCGGCATGAAGCAGAAAGTTGTAGACTGGGTTGCGCTTGCGTGGATTGAAATACAGAACAAGCGTGACTGGGACTTCCTCTGGGAGAGCACAGTGTTCAGTACAACGATAGGTCAGAGAGACTACTCGCCTGTTAATAATCTACAGCTCGATCCATCATTAAGTACCTATGTTACTGACTCGTTTAGAATTTATGAGACGGATATAGGATTAGGGGATCAGTCTATGCTCTCTTATGTTCCTTGGGCTACTTGGCGCACAGGCTCATTAAGTACAGGAGCTGTCAGCAGTGGCAGACCTTCACAGTTCACAATCTTACCAAACAACAATATCCGCTTTGATGTAACACCTGAAGCAGGATACACAATATACTTTGATTACTACAGAACACCAGTCTCTCTAGTCAACAATACTGACGTGCCTGCTCTGCCAGAACAGTTCCACTCTATCATCCTCTATCAAGCATTGATTCATTATGCAGCAGAAGAGGATGCCTCAGAGATATATCAAGACGCACAGATTCAATATCAATCAATAATGAATGACCTTTTGAATAGCTCATTACCTATCGTAACCCTCCCAATCTCACCACTCGCATGACAGTCCAAACGCAAACATGGGCGCTAGGCGGAGGTCTTGATCTAGTATCGCCAGCACTAAGCATTCCAGCAGGTGCTGCTATCTTGGCTCAGAACTTTGAGCCAGAACTGTCAGGCGGTTATAGGCGCATGGATGGATACGCTGCGTTTGACGGAACCACCACAGGGACACCAGCGGCAGTGCCAGGATCAGGCGATATCCGAGGAATCTGGATTTACGGTGGCGATGTATACGCATTCCGTGATAATGCAGGAGGAACGGCTTGTGTAATGCACAAAGCAACAATCTCTGGATGGACAGTAGTTACAACGCCAGTCTTAGCGGCTGGTGGAGAATATGAGTTTGTGAACTACAACTTCACAGGTCACTCAGGCACAATTATGATGTATGGTTGTGATGGGGCAAATAAAGCGTTTCAGTTTGACGGAACTACTTTTACGCAACTGACTACAGGAATGACTACAGATACGCCAAACCATATCGCAGCATTCAAAAATCACCTGTTCCTGAGCTTTACAGGCGGCTCTGTACAGCACTCTGGGTTAGGGGATCCTACGACATGGACACTTTCTACAGGAGCAGGAGAGCTTGCAACAGGTATGGAGGTTACAGGGTTACATCCAGTTGCTGGTAATGCACTGGTTATCTTCTCCAGAGTTCGTACACATATACTTTATGGGACATCCTCCGCAGACTGGGACCTTAAAATCTTCTCTGAAGAGGCAGGAGCAAAAGAGAAGACAATTGCATTTTTAGAAAATGACCTCTACTTCCTGAATGACGCTGGCGTGACTACACTACAAGCAGTTCAGGCTTATGGTGATTTTGCCACGAGCAATCTATCTCAGACGATCAAGCCGTTCTTGGACAGTAGAAAATCTAATGTTGTGGCAGCGATTGTCTCCCAAGAGAAAAATCAATATCGAGTCTTCTTTGATGATAAGACTGTACTGGTAGGGTCGTTTGTGAATAGAGAGGTTGTAGGATTTACCACCTTTCTTCTTGATCATCAAGCAACTACAGCGGTTAATGGGTGTGGATTTTGTGGCTCAGTTGACGGAGACTTAATGTACTTCGGAACTGATGAGGGTTACATAATGCACATAGATAGCGGAACCTCTTTTAATGGAGGCTCTATACAATCATTCCTTCGTCTGCCATTCACTCACCTACAGTCTCCTCATCGCAAGAAGCGTTTCCGCAAGATCGTTGTAGATGTAGATGCAGGATCGCAGGCAGATATAAGCTATTCAGTTGACTTTGAGTATGGAGAGAGAGGCTCTTCTGAGCAGACAGAGA